GTTTGATCTGGCCGAAATAAGGGCTTGAGGTGTTGTCGGGGTTCCAATCGCCGGTGAAGTCTTGAAACTGAATGACCGCCTGGCCGGGCGTGTATTGCTCAAACATTCGGTCACGGCCGCGGCGGATTGAGATGCGTTGAACGGTGCTTGAGACATCGACGACCTGAATCACCGAAGTACCAAGCACGTTTTCGCCGAGGATGCCGTCGGCGGCGTCACCCAAGATCAGGACGTCCCCAAACGAAGCGCCGGTTCCAAGCCGGATTTCAACAACGGGTTGGCAGGGGAGCGTCATTGGTTTGAGTACACCAGTCCCGCGCCGTTGCGTTGGGCGTTCACGAGGCCTTTACGAATGGATTCGAGCAGGTCGGCTTCGGTGGTAACCGATCCGGCGACATTGACGACGACGTTGTTGCCGGCCGGTGCCACGCTCAAGCTCATGGGCCGGAGTGCGCCGGTTCTAGCACCCGAGCCGCCGCGGCCGGTCACTTCGCTTGGTGTTTCGCCGGGGCCGACGATGATGTTGGCGACTCGAGGGCGGGCCAGGTAGGCAAGTTGGCGTTCAATGTCGGCAAGGCTGGCTTGGTCAAGACCGGCGATGATTTGAGTCTTTTTCTGTTCCGGGATGCCGTCAAGCTTCATGATGTATTCGGCGGCGGCGAGGCGGGTGCGGTCAAGCGCGTCTTGTGAGGCTCGTAGTGCCTCCGGCGTCTTTTCTTTGAACGCTTGGAGGGCGAGTTCGCCTGCGCGGGTGATGTCGTCTTGAAGGTTGCGCCAGGCGCCGCGTTCGTCAATGTTGCCTTTGAGTTCGGCGTAGGCGTCGTCAAGACTGCTGAACTGGTCGGTCAGTTTGAGCGCCTCGTACCGGGTGCGATACATCTGCTCCTGTTGATCCCAGAACGACATGGTGACTTCATTGATCGAGTCGTCAAGGCTTGAAGCGCCGCCGGTCAACCCGTCTTGGAGTAGGTCGACGTTGCCGGTCATGGAGCCGAAACCGACCTTCCACGCTCGAGAGAGCCAACCGGCCTTGTCGGCCAACGGCTGTAGCGATTCCATGAGATCGGTCATCATGGGAACCAGCTCTTGGCCGACGGCCAGGGCGACGTTCTCGAAGGCGTCCTTGAGGGCGTCTTGGGCCGCTCGGAATTCTTTGGCGCGTTGAATTTCGGCTTCGTCAATGATCTTGGCGCCGGACACGCTTTCCAGGGCAGAGCGGAGACTTCCAGCGCCCATTTCGACCAGTTCGGATACCTGCGTCCAACTCTTGCCGAGGAGCTGTGTGGCGACGCGGGCCCGTTCGGCCGGGTCCTTGATCTTTCCGATGGCGTCAACGGTGCGGATGAAGGTTTCGTTGGCGTCGATCGTGCCGTCTTTGGTGCGGGCGATCTCGACGCCGAGTTTGTCGTATTCGTCGCGGCTTGAGGCCAGCGACTTGTTCATCTTGTTGATTGAGTCCTGAACCGATGTGGCCTCAATGCCAAGGTCTCCGGCGATTTCGATCCAGCGGGATGATTCTTCGGCGGCGATGCGAGTGACGTTGCTGAACTTGTCGACCTCGAGGGCGAGGTCTTGAAAGTCGTCCATCGCTTTGAGGGCAAAGGTGGCTAGGGCGCCTCCGGCGGCGGTGGCGATGCTGGCGGCGTTGGCTTTGATGAAGTCGCCGGCCGCGCCGAATCCGGCTTTCATTTTGCCCATGGCGCCGTCGGCTTCGCCAATCTTGGTGCGGAAATTGTTGAAGGCGTTAGTGGCGTCTTGGAGTCCTTTGGCGTTGAACTCTGTGACGATGGGTATGTTGATTGCCATTAGTAGTTGACCTTCAGCGCGCGGTTGACCTCGTCCTCGATGCGATCGATGATGGGTTTGAGGTTGTTCTGTATTTCGAGTATTTGGCCGTCAATGTCGCGCCACATGAACCGGGACGGTTGGCCGAGTCGGGCCGATAAGGCCGGGGCAAAGTTTGGGCGTTGGCGTGGAGCTGCGGCGCGTGACTGGTTGCCTCCAGCTTTGCCAGCCATGTCAACAATGGCGGTTGGTGCGTCTTTGGTGGTGACTCGGACGACGGACACGATGTCTTGGAATGGCCGGTTTGGGTGGTTGCGCGGTTTGCGGCTGTCGAGCTTGATCGCGACGGCTTTGCGGCGGGCCCAGCCGGTGCGGCCGTTGTGGTTCATGCCGGAAAGCGGCGCTCCGCCGGGAATGCGGCCGTTGATCGTGTCGACGAGTGGTTTGACGACTTGGCGGATGTCTTTGCCGATTTCGCGGCGGAGGGCCGGGTCGATTTTGCCGAGGTCGCGGAGGGCTTCTTTCATGCCGTTCGCTTGGATGGTCATGCGCTCCTCCTTTGATCTTCTTCTACCAGGAGGCGCACCATCTCGTCCACGATCGTTGTCGGTGCCTCGAGAAGGTCGACGGGGCTGATGCCGGTGCGTATGGCGAGGCTGGCGATCAGGTTGACGTGGTGTTCGGCTGCTCCTGGCGTTCTTTTGGGACAAACTCGACGTCTGCGACTGTTTCGATGAACTGGGGCCACACCTTCACGGTGATCTTGTTCTTTCGCAGGGTTTCGTAGGCCAGGTATGCCAGTTGTTTGAATTTGGGGTCTTTGAGGAATGAGCCGACGCTCACGCCTGGGTGTTGATCTTCCCAGGCGCAAGCGACGGCGTAGGTGATGGGGGCCGTGTGTTCCGCTCCATCAACCAAGGTCACTTTGAGGTCCATTCCAATCATGTCGGGCTCCTAATTGGGTTGGGTTGTGGGTCAGGGGCTGACGATGTCGCGCGCCCAGGTGCCGCCGGTGAAGGTGACGTTGACCATTGACAACTCGCCGACGCTCGAGTTGATCGGCGTGAAGTTGGCGAGGAAGGCGCCGGTGATCGTGTACTCCGGGTTGGTGGCCGACTCGGTCGTGCCGGACGGCGAGATCGTGAGCGTGACGGAATCGTCGCCGCACACGTCCCACAAGGTTGCCTCGATCTCGGACGCGCCGTACGAGTTGAACATGGTGAGGGTCACGTCGACGGTCTGAAGGCCTTTGGTGTACTTGCGGCCGGTGTCGCCCATTGCGGTCGTCTCGAGCTGGTCGAAGCCGGTGGTCAGGGTGACGGACTGGACCTGGTCGGACACGTCGACGGCGCCGATGGCGACGGTGGCGTTGGACAGGAAGGTGGTGGTTGCCATTTAGGCTCCTTATCTAGTTTCGCCTGCTGGCGATTCGGACGGTGAGGTCGTAGGCCGGGAGTTCCTGGCTTCCGACGATTGCGATGCTTGGCTGTCCTGCGACGACTGCCAGGCCTTGGTCGGCCATAAGTGTGTCAATCGTGGTGAGCAAGTAGTCGGCTGTGTCTTGGTTGCCGGGTGGGGCTCCCAGGACGCGGATGGTGAAAGTGAGATCGCCCACGTTGTAGGTGAAACTCGTGAAGGTTGGGAGCTCGACGAACACGGTGAGCGGTCGGGCGTTCCGTGGATCGGTGACGGGTTTGAAGCCGAGGTTGGTGATCCGTGTGACGATCGCGTCACGCGCTTCGGCGAAGATCCCTGTTGCGGGCATTTCACGCCACCTGGCTCCTGTTGATGCCGAGTAACTGGTGGATTCGACCCATGTTGAAGCCGGTAACCGGGCTGGTCATCGCCTCAAACGTTTGGAACGAGTCGATCGAACCGCGTTCGCGGTACAACGCCGCGGCGTAAAGCGTGGTACCGAGGGTGACGTCGCTCGAGGGACTGGTGCCGGGTGCGTCGGTGTATCCGGCTTCGACGCGCTTACGAAACGCCCAAGCGTTCGCGGCAGCGACGCAAGTGGCGATGTAGGCGGTGTCGTTGGCGGTGGCGGCCGCGATGCCGAGGAATTCGGTGACGTTGCCCGATGTCGTCCAGGTACAGCTGATCGTCCAGGTTAGGGTGCCGAACGGGTCGGCCGAGTCGCGCTCGACGACGTCGCCGGCGTCAATGTAGGCCAACTGGTTCGGGATAATGACGTCCGTGTTGTACGTCATGTCGCCCTGGTAGTTCAGGCCGGTGTAGAGGAACTGGGGGACGGCTACGACGACGAAGGTGCCGTCCATGCCGTTCCCCAGTCCCGACACCGTTACAGACTGCCCGACTGCGATGTCTGT